CTGCACCCTGGAGTACCGCCCCGCCGCGGTGGCGGCGTGATGCCCGAGCTCAGCCTCGTCGCGTGGCTGCTGGAGGCGGAGCGGCGCCGGCCCGTCGGCATTCGCTTCGATTGGCGCCTGCGGCGGTGGCGCGTGACGGCGACCGGCCGCTTTATCGCCGCGCAGCCCGATTGGGACGATTGGCGCATGACTGCGTTGGTGCCGCCGACCAAAGAATCCCCCGATGATCTCGCCTGGCTCGAGGCGCAGCTGCGCCGCCGGCTGGAGGGGCCGGCATGACCGCGCCGCTCGCCGAGGTGCGCTGCCGGGGCTGTGGGGCCCTGCTCTTTAAGGCCGTCGGCCTGGCCGCGGTCGAGGTGTACTGCCGCACCTGTAAGGCGCTGCGGCGCGTCACCTTGCAGCCGCCCGAGGCGCGGGCCTATACTCGCCGCTGACGGGCGGGTGGCCTAGCTAGCCCCCGCGGGGCCCATACCCCCGGCCCGCCTCGTCGCCTCGTCCGCCGGGAGCGTGGCGCGAGCCGCCTCCGTTCGCGCGCCTTGAGCGCCTCTAGGGGCGCTCCATGCGCGACACCAAGTACGTCGCCTCCCCCGGCGCCCTCAAGGCCGCCGACCCCCCCGGCCACCTCGAGGCCGTCTTCAGCACCTTCGGCGTGGTCGATCGCGACGGCGATGTGGTGCTCCCGACCGCCTTTACTCCTGGCCAGGCCGTGCCCCTCGTCTGGGCGCACGACTGGCACCGCCCGATCGGCAAGGGCGTGATTCACGTCGATCCCCAGCGCGCGGTCTTCGACGGCGAGCTCTTTCTCGACACGACCGCGGGGCTCGACGCCTACACCACCATCAAGCGGATGGGCGCCCTGCAAGAGTACTCGTGGGGCTTTCAGGTCCTCGACGCCGAGCCCGGCACCCAGGACGGCCAGCCCGTCCGCTTTATCAAGGCGACCGAGGTCTTCGAGGTGTCGCCCGTGCTCGTCGGCGCCGGCCGCGCCACGGGCACCCTCGCCCTCAAGCGGGGCGCCCGCCTGTCCGCCGCCACGCGCGCCGAGCTCATCGCCGCCCGCGACCTCCTCGACCGCCTGCTCGGCGAGGCCGAGGAGCCGCAGGAGGCGGTCGCGGACGACGACGCGCTCGAAGAAAAACCGATGGCGCACGAGCACGCGTGCAGGCTCCACAGCCCGGACGCGTATGACCGCTTCCGGCGCGCCAATGCCGAGCGCACGCACGACGGCAAAGCCTACGACGTGATCTACGGCCACCTCAAGGCGCGGGATGCCTGGGAGGCGCAGGCGCTCCGCTATCCGAGCGATACGTGGTCGGCCGCCGCGGCGCGGGCGCATTGCGCCAGCCACGACGGTAGTTTCGAGGCGGCCGCCGGTGCGGCGGCGGCGCCGGCGGCCGCCTCGGCCGATGAGGAGCTCTTCCGCCAGGTGGCGGCACAACTGCGCGTGTATGAGACCCTGCGCGCGGACTGGAGGGACGATGCCTAGCCTAGTCGCCATCCGGGAGGAGTACAACGCTCGCTCGCGGGAGCTTAAGCGCATCATGGACGAGGCCGGCCCCGACGTGGATATGGGCAAGATCACCTTGCTCGAGGGCGATACCACGTACAAGGTCGCCGAGATTCGGCGCCGCAACCAGGAGCTCACCGAGCTCATCAACCAGGAAAAAGAGCTCGCGCTGGTCGATGAGATCGGCCGCAAGAATGACACCGAGCTCGAGCGCCGCGGCGCGCCCGCGAGCCCGCTGCGCTTCCCCGGCGGCGGCGCCGCCACGCCGCAGCGGCCCGCCGACCTCGTGCGCTATATCGCCGACCACCCCGGCTTTAAAGCCTTCCGCCAGGGCCATACGCCCTCGGTCAGCATCGACCTGCCGGCGCTGGACTGGAAAGCGCTCGTCACCCTCACCACCGTCTCGCCGCAGAACTATCGCCAGCCCGATCTCGTGGAAATGGCGATGGAGGCGCGCACCGTCGCCGATCTGATGGCGCAGGGCACCATCTCGGTCGGGACGGTCGAGTATTACGAGGAGACCACGTTCACGAGCACCGCCGCCCCGGTGGCTGAAGGCGGCACCAAGCCCGAGATGACGATCGGCTATACCCTGCGCTCCGAGACCGCCCGCAAGATCGCCGAGACCATCCCTGCCACGAAAGAATCGCTCGATGACGTGACGTGGCTCGAGGGCCAGCTGCGCGGCCGGCTGATCTTTGCCGTGAAGCGCGCCGAGGAGGCGCAGCTGCTCACGGGCGACGGCACCGCCCCCAACCTGCGGGGCCTGATGAACCGCACCGGCATCCAAACCTATGCCAAGCTGGGCACCGAGCCGAACTCGGATGCCATCTATCGCGCGATGCAGCTGATTCGCGGCAGCGCGGGCGCCGGCTTCGCCGAGCCGACGGCGATTGTCATGCACCCCAGCAACTACACCACGTACCAGCTGCTCCGGACCGCCGACGGCATCTATATCAACGGCGGCCCGCAGGTCGAGGGCCCCCCGCGCATGTGGGGCCTGCCGATCCGGCAAACCACCGCCATGACGGCGAATAGCGCGCTCGTCGGCGCCTTCCGCCCGTACAGCGAGGTGCTGCGGCGCGAGGGCATCACGGTCACCATGTCCAGCGAGCACGGCACGTTTTTCGTGGAGAACAAAGTGATGCTGCTCGCCGAATCCCGGCTCGCCCTGGCCGTCTACCGGCCGTCGGCGTTCTGCTCGGTCACAGCACTAAACTAGGAGGCTCCCATGCCCACGATCGAAGGCGCGCGCTTCCGCGGCGGCACCCAGGATGTCGCGGGGAGTAGCACCCAGCCGCTCGTCACCATCACCAGCCCGTCGGCGCCCGGCGCCGGCTTCGGGGCGGGCCTCGTCGGTAAGGGCGGAGTGTGTGTGGCCCTGGATACCGGCAAGCATTACATCAACAACGGCACGCTCGCCGCCCCGACGTGGGGGCTGGTCACCAGCGCGTAGGAGGGCCCGATGGCGACGCACATTGTCCGGGGCCGCTATTGCCTGACGGCCGACCGCTCGAAGGTCGTGCCCGAGGGCGATCCCGACGGGGCGACGCTCTACGCCACGCCCGGCAGCGAGGTTGAGGCCGACGAGGCCGAGCGGCTGGGGCTCGTCGCTCTCGATGCCAAACTTGCCGCGCCCGCGACCAAAGCGGTCGAGGCCGCGCCCGAGAACAAGGATGCCGCCCCGCCCAAGGGCAAGGGGTAGCGGATGACGGCGCGCGGCTACTGCACGCCGGCCGACGTGGCGGCCGAGCTCGGCGGCGCGGCGTTCTCCCCCGAGGAGACCGCGCTCTGCGACGCGCGCATCGCCGCGGTGGAGCTCCTGCTCGACAAGGAGCTCGGGCGCTCGTGGTTGATGCCGAGCCCCGTGAGCGGCGAGCAGTCCCGCATCTATGGGTCGCACCTGTACCTGCAACAGCGGCCCGTCGTGAGCGTCGAGGCCGTGCGCGTGCGGGCGGATATTCCCGGCGCCGTGCCCCAGCCCGCCACCGCGCTCGAGCAGTACGAGCTCCTCGACGCGGCCGCGGGGCTCCTGCTGCTCGGCTACTGGTACTGCCCCGCGACGTGGGTGAGCGTGGACTACACGCACGCCGGCCCGACGGGGCCGGTGCCCGCCGATGTGGCGCTCTTCACGGCGAAGGCCGCGGCGCACTTTATGGGCACGGTGCGGTCGGGGGGGCTCGGGCCGCTCGGCGCGCTCGGCGGCCAGCTGAGCCGGCTCGCCGTCGGCCAGGGCGACCTGAGCCTGGATTTCCGCGACGCCGCGGCCGGCTTCGCCGTGCCGGCCGAGCTGTGGACGCTCGTGGCCGGCTACCGCCGCGTCGCCTTCGCCTAGGGAAAGGAGCCGCGTGAGTCTGCTGCCGCCGGCCACCGTCGCGGCCTTGCAAGGGCTGATGCGGGCGTACACGCTGCCCGACGTGTGCGCGCTGGTGCTCCGGCAGGTCGCCGCCGACGGGGCCGGCGGCCTCACGGAAAGCTGGGCGGAGGGCAGCGCCCTCCCCTGCCGCCTGAGTCCGCTCGGGCCGCGGCCGACCGAGGGCGCGGTGGGCGGCGCGGTGCTCGGCGTCGGG